GTTAATGGCGCTCTTAATCAGCAGGCAAATAGAAGGCTGAATGCTTGGGCGGCGGCCACTTTAGCTAGAGAAGGGTTAAGTCCTTCAGGTCAAGATCAAGCTAATACAACAGAGGAATAGATAATGGCTCGCTTCGGCTCACTCGATACCCAATACTTTGACGACGCTGGTGACCCTCTTGTCAGCGGTAAAATCTACTTTTACGAAACCGGAACGACAACGCCAAAAGCGACTTACGCTGATATTAACTACACGATTGCCAATTCAAATCCCGTAGTTCTCACTGCTGCTGGTCGCCAGCCTAATATCTTTTTTGATGGCGTGGCGAAAGCGATTCTTACTAAGTCGGATGACACTCAGATTCTTGTCCGCGATCCTGTGGGTGATACTGCATCGACATTTGGTAATGCGTGGATAGCCTCAAAGGACTATAACGCAAACGACGTGGTGCAGGGGTCTAATGGTCAATTTTACGTTTCACTGGTCAACGGCAACGTTAATAACAATCCCGTCACCACTTCTGGTTACTGGACGTTCCTGTATTCTGTGGAATGGAGCGCTGGAACCACGTACAACCTCGGCTCGGTAGTCACATATAACACCATTGTTTACCAGTCGCTTCAGAGCGCAAACCTGAACAAAAATCCATCCACTGAAACGGCTTGGTGGGTTCCGATTCAGCTTGTGTGGAGTTCTACTGCTACCTATGCGATTAACGCAAACGTAGTGGGAACAGATGGCGTTCTGTATACATCGCTTCAGAATTCTAACACGGGTAATATTCCGGCTAGTTCTCCGTCATATTGGGTGGGAACTTCTGCCGCTGCGGCTGCTAGTGCAAGCGCTGCTGCGACTTCTGCGAGTAATGCGGCTTCCAGTGCGAGTGCGGCATCTACGTCAGCAGGTAATGCGGCAACGTCTGAAAGCAATGCGGCTGCTTCTGCTGCGACTGCATCGACTCAAGCTACCAATGCCTCGAACTACGCTACTGCGGCGTCTACAAGCGCAACCAATGCTTCAAATTCGGCAAGTGCTGCGGCTACCAGTGCAAGCAATGCTGCGGCTAGTTATGACCTGTTTGACGATAGGTATCTGGGTGCGAAGGCTAGCGACCCTTCTGTTGACAACGATGGGAATCCACTTGTTACGGGTGCGATGTATTTCAACACCACCACTAACTCGACACGAATTTATAACGGCACTGGCTGGCAGGATACGGCAGCGATTGCGACCAGTATCAACCTGGCAACCCAAGTAACCGGCACTCTCCCGATTGCCAACGGCGGTACTGGCACAACCTCAACCACGTTCGTCAATCTTGCCACCAACGTCACAGGCACTCTCCCCGTAGCCAACGGGGGCACAGGTCTTACTGCGCTTGGCACTTCATTGCAGCAGCTTCGTGTCAACTCCGCAGGCACTGCGCTTGAGTACGCAACAATTTCCGCAGGCATTACCAATGTCGTTACTGCTACAAGCAGCACAACACTGACCAGCACGCCAACACTTCTGGAAATTACGCCTACAGGGTATGGCAACAGTGTGAAATTGCCTGATGCGACTACTATGACGGAAGGAAGTGGGAAATTTATCGTTCAAAACAAATCGCCGTACCATGTTCGCATAACCAATAACAGCAACACTTTGCTTGGTTTCGTGTACGGATTTAAAACGGCAACTATTGATCTTGCAGATAATGCAACATCTGCCGGAGCTTGGGTGTTGAGCAACTGCGAGAAAATTGGCCTTAGCTCTGAAGAAACTTTTTCATTAGCAGGGCAAGCAATAAACACCTCATATCTTGGGTCTGTGGTTGATCTAGATTCCGACAGAAGTTTTATTTTATTCACAACTTCTAGTGGCGAGCTTCAAGGCGTTGTTTATACGCAGTCAACAAATACCTACGGAACTGTTGTTGTTATTAGAGCGTCTAATCCTGGCAGCAACGTAGGCGTAAGAAAAATAGATACAGACAAACTTTTAGTTTGTTCCGTTTCAAGTGCGACAGCATTCCAAGCCGTTGTTGTTTCAATCAGCGGATCAACCATCACTGTAAATACGGCTGCCACATACACTCTCGCTGCTTCCATTTCTAGTGCTCAAGTGTTTGAGTGGCTGCCTTCAGGTGGGGCTGTTTTCGGATGGTCAGACGGGACAAATAACAAAATCATTGGGATGTCTGTTAGCGGCACAACGGTGACTATCGGCACTGAAACCACAGCGTTTACGCCGAGCGGTTCTTACAGCATGTTTGGGATAGCAGTTTCCAACACGATAGTTCTGGCAGTTGGCCTATCAACCACTGGAGGTTTTATAGCTTATTCTTTGTCCGGTTCTACTCTTACTGCCGGAACTAGAGTTAACTTTACGGCTAGCGGAATAGACAACCTTAAAAAATTCATGAAGTTGACTGATTCAACTTTCTTTTTTGGGGCATATTCAAGCGGGATGTCTTCTGCTGTTGTCGGTGTCATATCTCTTTCAGGAACGACAATTACAAAATATGAGTCAGCAAATCTTGCATCTTCCTCAAATCAAGGCTTGTATGACGCTATAAAAATCAGCGATACAAAAGTCTTATTTACTTTTGGAAGTTCTCAAGTTTACACCAACATTCTAACGTTCACTGGGAGTGCGGTAACGCTTGGGACGTCACTAACGGCATCCTCCATTGGGGCATATACACAACAGGCTTGCGTACAGGTTGTTAATAATATAGCTACTCTCTATTCGACTAACAGAACTGTTCAAATGGATGTTTCTGGGGCGAGTCCGTTTTGCATTTACAATCAATCGTACTCTGCAAACTCCTTTTCGACCGGAGTTAGAACCGTGTACGGCGACCCATCAGGATTGGAATCACAATCTATTTACTCCGGCACAATTAATGGCGCACCTCATCAAATAATGTGCTTGTCAAAAGGAAGGATGGTTCAATCGCCTACAATGGGAATTGCAGGATTTTCTGACGTTGTAAAAATAAAAGATAACTACAGTTACACTATAAGCATAGACACTGTCTCGACGCTATCTGGTTCTCAGAGGACAGTTTTTAGAAAAGTGGAGGTGGCACAATGAGTGTTGTTATAACGAGTGCAAGTAACATCGGCCCCTTCAAAACGATTGAAACGTTTGCAGACCGCTTGCGCTGTGATGGCGTGGATTATCCTTTTTCAGTGATAGGCGAATACTCTATTTCTGAAGACGATAGCCTTGCTCCGGCGCTGGTAATTGATACTTCAGGAATGGAGGTAGAGGCTCGATCAGAGCGCAACCGCCTGCTATCAGAAACTGACTGGACGCAGGTCGCTGATGCTCCTGTCAACAAAGCTGCATGGGCTACCTATCGTCAGGCGCTGAGAGACATCCCCCAACAAGCTGGATTTCCGACCTCTATTGACTGGCCCGTGAAGCCGTAAGGAGCCTCCATGAACATCGACGAAATAGCCCTACGTCAAATTGTTCGTGAAGAAATGAAGTCTGCTCTGAAAGAGATCGGGCTGCATGACGACGATGCTGGGACAGATGTTCGTGACCTTCGCTCGCTGATTACAGACTGGCGGGGCATCAAGAAAACCATTTGGCAGACTATTGCTAGGGCAGGCACTATTTTTGTTCTTGGGTTACTTATGCTTGGCGGGTGGAACAAGATCAACGGCAACGGTGAGTAGTTATGCTCGACCCTGTCTCGGCTATGGCAATTGCCACCTCGGCCTACAATATGCTCAAGAAGGGCATCGAGGTAGGGCGCGAGCTTGAGGACATGGGCGGGCAACTGGGCACTTGGTTTGGTGCAATTGCCGACGTAAAAGCTGCTGACGAAGAAGCCGCTGATCCACCTCTTTTTCGAAAAGTCTTTGCCAAGTCCTCGGTTGAGCAAGAAGCAATTGAAAACCTGATGAGACGGAAAAAGATCGAGCAGCAGGAACGTGAACTGCGTGAGATGATCGTGTACCGATTCGGGGTAGACGCCTATCGAGACATGATTAAAGACCGGAACAATATTCGTGACGCACGAAAAAGAGCAGTTGATGCTCGCGCCAGGAAGATCAAGAAACTTGTTTTAAATGCCGTCGCCATCGCGCTCATTGCGTTGATCGTGGCGATACCGATTGTGGCTGCAATAGTGATTATGAGGATGTGACTATGTTGAGTCTGGTTTCGAGTCTGCTTGGCTTTGCCAGTGCCGGTCTGCCGAAGGTTCTTGATTACTTCCAAGACAGGGGTGACAAGAAACACGAACTGGCCTTGATGGCCGCCCAGCGTGAGCGTGAGATTGCGCTTGCGAGAGAAGGGTTTATTGCACAAGCCAAGATCGAGGAGATAAAAACGGCTCAAGTCGCGCTACAAACTGAGCAGATCGCCATGCAGACACAGGCTCAAGAACGAGTCGCGATGTGGAAACACGACATGAAGATCGGTGAAGGCGCGTCACCGTGGGTTATAAATTTGCGAGGCTCTGTTCGCCCTGTGGTCACTTACTTGTTTGTATTGCTGCTGATCGTCGTGGATGTAGCTGGCATTTGGTACGCCTATACCACTGGCGTAGCCTTCGCTGAAGCGATGGACGCTGTGTTCTCAGACTCCGAGATGAGCATACTGGCCGCCATTATCAGCTTCTGGTTCGGGTCGCAAGCTTGGAATAAAAAGTGAAAACGCCGGACGAAGGTATAGACCTTATCAAGGCTTTTGAGGGCTGTCACAACCGGCCCTACCTTTGTCCTGCAAAACTCTGGACGGTCGGTTACGGCCATGTTCTTTACCCAGAGCAAGCTAAACTCAAAGCCGAGGAACGAGCCTCTTATCCAATCAAACCCGAACACAACAGGGTGTGGGATGCTGACGAAATTGATGCGCTTCTTGCGGAGGATTTACATCGCTTTGAGGCGGGGGTATTACGACTATGTCCTGCTTCTATTGATAATGACCGCCATTTTTCAGCGTTGGTCAGCTTTGCGTTCAATGTGGGGCTAGGCAACTTGCAAGCATCCACGCTTAGAATGAAGTACAATCGCGGTGACTACGCTGGTGCAGCGGACGAGTTTCTCAAGTGGCGCAAGTCCAACGGGGTTGTCCTGGCCGGACTTGAGAGACGAAGGCAAGCGGAACGGTATTTATTCCTGTCGTAAAAAAAGCCCCATTGCTGAGGCTGCCTGTGACGTTTCGCGGGAAATGGGGATAAACCGCCGCAGCAGGCTAAGTGGCCTATGTCTTAATATCATCCCCGAAATTCTTTCTTTTCTCAATCTTTCTCCGAATGACTGACATTGGTTCTGCGTCAGTCGAAAAAGCGCATGGAGGCAATACTGTGATCTGCTTTCTTTTCAGAAACTCTGAAACCTTTTCGTCAATCCATTCCCTTGTGTATATAGTCTGTTTTTCTTTTTGATCTGAGTAAACCTTGTCGTCAATCGTCCCCATGATCGTCCTCATACTGTTGTTCTAAGACGTACAGCTTCGCTACTTCAAAAAGCCCGATCATCTGGATTACAGAAAGCTTCCCAGTATTTTCGTCTACCAGTTTTTTAATACCATCCATCGCTTCTGTTTCGCAGCGTAGCAGCACTGGGTGCGGCACTATATCTCCCATCACTCACCTCTGTAAAAAACGTGATTGTCTATCCTTGTTGTTCTTTGCAGCTCTGCCGCCCACCACGGCTTTACTCTAGTTGCGTGGTAGTGCGTAGCCCCACCAGTGGGGTCGGACATAAAGCCAGCAGCAGTCAGCATCGTAACAGCCAGGGCTTTGGTGTACGCCCAGTCATCGTATACGTCCTCTCTTTTACCGTCGCACATATACGAAAACTGGCACTGGTGACGGCGGTGTTCGTCTTGGTTTACAACACCGCACGCCGAGTCTGGATAGCGCCAACTGTTTACCCTGTTATGCACTACCTAGGCCACAGCAACTTGGCCTTCAAGCGGTTCTCCGCGAGCCTCGAAATAGATCGCTGAAGCTACGCAGAACAGGGCGGAGATCATGGTTTGTCCTCATTGAAAATAAAAGCTGCAATATGTCTTCCTGTGCCCTTCCCTGCCGTTCCATCCTCAGTCGCACACCACTTCACATCGCCCAGGTTTTCCACTTTCGCGCCCGCTGCGAGCATCATCAGTACCCACTTATCAATCGGGTAAACCATCACGACCTTTTTGCCTTGCGCTGCTTCTTCAATGCACTTCCGCGCCCATGCTGTCGGGCCTTTCTTTTTGCCCTCGTGCATGATTGATCCGAAGGGTGGATTGACGTAAGTGGATGATCCCCACGGGCTTGTCAGTCCGTCGAATGCATCTGGCTTCGGAAACGGGCAGGCGTCCATGTTAAATGAAAACCTTGCGTCCAGAGAGGCCATAAGCGCGGGAGGCGTTAGCCAGTAGTGCTTGCCGTCTGCACCATTGCCCTTGTGAAATTTATTGTCCTCGTGAGCCATGCTTCGCACTGGTGTTTGTCCGAGCAGATTGTTGTTCATAGCTGCTTGTCCTCGATGATTGCGCGCAGCTTGTTCAACGTGTCGAAGTTTGTGCATTCCATCGCCATGTCGATTTCGATTGCGTGTAGCAGATCTATTGGCACAACCCTGTGCGTGTCGGGGAGGGCTATCAGCGGCGTTATTGTCCTGCCAAATCTCGCGTAGTCATCGCGTACCCGATCGCTGGCAGTAGCGTCAGCGTTTGCCCCATCGTTTGCGTCACACATCCACGCCACAGGCTTAATGCTCATTTGCTTTGCTCCTTTATGCCGTAATCTGATGAACGAAAGCCTTGATGAACGGCCATGCCCACGAAGCGATTATGTAAACAGCTATTGTAAATACAGCGCCGATAATTCCGCCTAGTATTAGCAGGCCACCTAGTTGCACATCTATGTATCCGGATTGCTTTCTCATTCTCCCTTCTCCTTTGTCGGCTCCACCGGCACAACCCTCTCTTTCAGCGTCAGCCCGACAAATTGTTCATGCCGCGTAGCGACATCATACTGGCGCAGCATCGTGACGTAGGCGCACAGGTCTTCGCGCCGAAACACCACAACCTCCTCGCGGTTTTCGCGTTGTTCATACTGGCCGAAGCACTTTGCTTCAAACCATTCTCTATCAGTAAACATCATCGCGGCTCCTTCTTGGCTGCGCGGAAAATAAAATCAA